GTTTCCAAGTATCTTCGGGACTGCGGATTCAGCTTCCCCGAAATAGCCAACGCCCTACAACGAGCGAACCACACCACGAGCGTATATTCCGTGCGACGGTGCAACGAGCTTATCGATATGGAGTACGGCTACCGCAAGAACTACCACCGATTCCTCAACGCATGACCATCAGAAAAGTCAAACGCATCCTCAACGAACGACTGGATCGTCTTCACCATGAAGAAGGTGAACGAGGACGAGGCCGCGATGGGAGCATACTACCAGAGCCTTGAGTCGTGGGAGATACTCCTCAACCTCGCCGTCAACGACTACCACGTACGAGAAACCCTCCGCAATGTCCTCACTACCGCTGACGCATATCGAGACCAGCAGGCTCAAGACGAGTCCGAATAACCCCCGGACCATCAGGGAAGACAAGATGGGCAAGCTCCAAGCCTCCATCGCCCAAGACCCTGACTTCCTCTCCTTGCGCCCTCTCATCGTCAACCGCAACCTCGAAGTCCTCGCAGGCAACCAACGCCTACGAGCGTGCGTCAACCTCGGGTGGGACAAGGTGCCCTGCATCATCGTCGACTACGACGAGGAGAAGCAGAGGCGCGTCATGATAAAAGACAACATCGCCGCCGGGGAGTGGGACTGGGAGATGATCGGAAACGAAGGCGACCCCGAAGAGCTCCAAGGGTGGGGCCTTGAAATACCGTGGGAGAAACCAACCGAAGACAAACCAAACGAACCCAAGCCATGCAAGCATTGCGACAGGATGATACCGTGACAGAGGGGGACACCCTCGAACCAAAAAAAGCCAACATGGTCGAAGCCCTGACCAAAGCGTTGGGCATCGTCAAGATAGCCTGCGAGTCGTGTGGCATCTCACGCAACACGCACTACCGATGGCTCAAGGAAGACCCCGCCTACAAGACAGCGTGCGACAACCTGCCCGAGGTCGTCCTCGACTTCGCCGAACACCACCTCCACAAACTCATCTCGCAGGGCAACCCCGCCGCCACCATCTTCTATATGAAGACCAAAGGCAAGCATCGAGGGTATGTGGAACGCCAAGAGATTGAGATGGCCGAGAAGAAGCCGCTCTCGTGGTTCGTGTCTGACGACTCGTCCGTGAGTTGAGACAGCCCGCCACATACTACCACGTCAAGAACTCACCCGCGAAAATCCAAGTACATCAAGGGGGCACGCGGAGCGGGAAGACATACTCTATCCTCACGGCCCTCATCGAACTATGCCACCGCAACGATAACGCCGGGGCCGTCATCACCATCGCCCGCAAGACCTTCCCCGCGATCCGTGCGTCGGTCATGCGTGACTTCTTCGAGATACTCGAACGCGAGGACATCTACAACGTCGAGCTTCACAACAAGTCCGAAGCCACCTACTACCTGTTCGGCAACCTCGTCGAGTTCATCAGCGTAGACCAGCCCCAGAAGGTCAGGGGACGCAAGCGCGACATCCTCTTCGTGAACGAAGCCAACGAGCTCACCCTCGAAGATTGGAGGCAGCTAATGCTCCGCACCACCGGCAAGGCCATCATCGACTACAACCCCTCCGACGAGTTCCATTGGATATACGACCACATCCTAACACGCGACGATCATGAGTTCTTCAAGACCACCTACCGAGACAACCCCTTCCTCCCCGCGTCCACCGTTCAAGAGATTGAACGACTCAAAGAAGCCGACCACGACTACTGGAGGGTCTACGGCTTGGGAGAGCGAGGCGTATCCCGTGCCACTATTCTCACGCATTGGAAGACAGTACCCCAAGTCCCTGACGGATGGAAGCTGCTCAACCTTGGGCTCGACTTCGGATATACCAACGACCCGACAGCCATAGTCAAGGTCTACACCGACGGCCACGGCTTCTGCCTCGATGAAGTGTGCTATGCCACGGGCCTCACCAATGCGGCCATAGCACAGACGCTACGAAGCGAGGAGATAGGCAAGGCCATGATCGTGGCCGACTCCGCCGAACCCAAGTCCATCGACGAAATCCACGGACACGGCTTCAACATACACCCCGCAAGGAAGGGTCCCGACTCGGTGCGGAGTGGTATCGACTTCCTCCGCTCGCGTCCCCTCCTCATCACCGAGCGCAGCGTCAACGGCATCAAGGAGCTCCGCAACTACAAGTACAAGGAAGACAAGAACGGAAGACACCTCAACGAACCCGTGGATGCCTTCAACCACTTCATCGACGCGAGCCGATACGCGATAACGTGGAACCAGACCAACCCGAATTTCGGGAAATATGCCCTCGGATAACTTCAGAAAACACCCTCCCATGAGTTATAAGAATATGGAGCTTCGCCTTCCCGCCCACTATGCCGACCTCACCTTGGGCCATCTCATGGCCTTGGAATCGGAGACCGACCCTGTCAAGCGGGTATCGGCGGTCACAGGCGTTCCTACCACCAAGCTGCGAGAGATGCCCCACAAGCTCATCACCGAAGCCGACGGGCACCTCGCACACCTCCTCACCAAGGAGCACGCCCAGCACAAAGAAGTCATCGAACTGCGAGGCATCAAATACGGCTTCATTCCAAACTGGGAGGAGTTCACGACAGGCGAGTGGATTGATATGGAAGAGTGCACCACCGACTTCTGGAAGCACGCTCACAAAGCCATGAGCATCTTGTACCGACCCGTGGACAGGAAGTGGGGCGACAAGTACACCATCCTCCCGTACACGGCGAAGGAGGACAAAGAGGTCTTCCTCGAGATGCCCGCGCCCCTCGTCTCGGGTGCACTCCTTTTTTTTTGGACTACCGAAACCGAACTGCTGAACACTTTGCGGTCCTCTTTGATTCAAAAGACGAAGGAGGCGATGAGTTTGCTAACAAGTGGGGATGGTATCCCGTCCTCTACACCTTGGCTGGCGAGGACTATCTCAAGATGGATGCGGTCACGGCTTCACCCATCGGCCACCTCTTCACCCACCTCGCCTTCCTAAAGGACCTCGACCACAAGCGTAAAGCATGATCACCTATAACAACATCGTCCAACGGTTCGAGACCTTCTGCTCCTCGCACCCTATGATTGAGACGTTCTCCCACGGGAGCCCTGCCGACGTGGACCTCGAGAAGTTCGAACGCTACCCCCTCGTCCATCTCGTGTACACGGGAGCGGACTACAACACCGAACGCACCAAGACGTACAACCTCGAGGTCTACATCTTGACGCTACCCCCCAGCGCGACGGACAAGGTCGTATACCAGAAGGAAGCATTCAGCGACTCCGAGCAGATTGCCGAGGACATCCTCGCCGACATCCAAACGGGGGGCATCATCTTCACGTTCGGCTACAACTACGACGTGACTTCGGCCAGCGTCACCCCCCTCGAAGAAACCACCTCCAATGTCTTGGCAGGGTGTCTTCTCGACATCGCCATCGCGGTGCCCTACACGTACGACTCCTGCAACACACCACTCTCATGAACAACTGGAAACTCCGACATAGCTTCACGGGCAACGCCACGTCCGACGTACAGACGGTCAACGGATACCTCGCCTCGGGTGAGGACAACGACTTCGCGGTGACGGTCGTCCCCGACGGGAAGGAATACGCCGCCCCTCTCTTCATCCCACGGACGAACCTCGTCCTCCAGTCGAACCAGTTCGACACGACGTGGTCAAAAACAAATGTATCTGTCACAAGTGGTCAAGCGGGGTACGATGGCACCAGCGATGCTTGGAAAATAGAAGGCACTGGAAGTTCAGTATTCTCTTATTTGGACCAAGCCGATACCACAGCACACGTCAAGACCAAAAGCATTTATGCAAAAGCGGGTAGTGTTGATTGGATTTCCATTTGGTCTGCCAGCTCAAACAAGGCATACTTTGATTTAGCAAATGGAACAACAGGCGTTCTTGCGGGGCCATATGTCATCGATTCATCTATAACAAGCATAGGTGGTGGTTGGTACAGATGTGAGGTGGCAATGACAGAAAGTGCTCAAGTTTTTTATATCATTCCCGCCACTTCAGATAATGGCACGAGTTTAAGTGCTGGAGATTATGTCTACATCCAAGACGCTCAACTCGAAGCGGGAAGCGTAGCGACCGAATACATCCCCACCACCACCGCCGCCGTGACGCGCGACTGGAGTGCCTTCGGACGAGTTCAAAACCAACTGCCCGGCATCTGCAACGGAACCCACACCCATACGGGCGCGGCATCGGGGTCGGGCATCGCCGCCACCACCATCACGGGAAGCGGCTCGGGTGCCACCTTCGCCTACGAATTCGACACGCTCGGAGTCCTCACGACGCTCACCGCCGACGGCGCAGGGTCAGGCTACAAGGTCGGGGACAAGCTCTCCATCGACACGACGGAAGGCCATACCATCGAGTTCCGCCTCGTAGAGGGAAGCAATGCCGCCACGGTGTCGGTCAGCATGGGAGCGGCCAAGCCCAACAAGCCCATCCCGTTCCCTGTCTCCAAGATGCGCGTCGAGGGTCTCACCGACCGCACGGTCCTCTTCTTGGACCGCCGCAGTCAATACGTCTTCCCGAAGCCTACGCCCTACCTCTTGGACACCTACGAGGGAGCGGCGGCAGCCTATTCTCTGCGCCGCCTGCGGTCGGCATATACGGGGCCAGCGGTGCGTGTGCGGAGGGCTTCGAACAACGACGAGCTCGACATCTACTTCAACCGCGACGGGTCGTTGGACACGGCCACGCTCGAGGCTTTCTGCGCAGGTACCGACGGCTTCGTGAAGGTATGGTACGACCAAGGGCAGGAGGGGAATGACGCGACGCAAGGGGCGACGGGAGCGCAGCCGCAGATTGTCGACACGGGCACGGTCATCACTAATGACGACAACGGGCTGCCTGCGCTCCAGGGTGTCACCAACAACTACTTCAACTTGTCATCAGCCATCATCGGGTCGGGGGATTTCAGCATTTATACCGCAAGCACCCGCAAATCTAGCGATATGTTATACGGCGGTAATTCGCCACGTTTCGGTATTTGGGCGCACACCAGCAACGGTTTAAGGTCACGATTTGCCAACCCAAACACAGAAATTACTTTCACGGGCACGCTACCTGACGATGCTTTGTTTTTGTCTTATTTCAACCGGTCAGGAAACGACGCAGAAATGGCGGCCAACGGTGCGACGGCAGCCACAGATACATTGGTTTCATCAAACGATTTTACTATACAATATCTTTTGGTTGGGAATGGGACGGTCAGCTTTAACTACGAAGGCCAAGCGTTTGAGTTCGTGTTCTACGACTCCGACCAAAGCAGCAACCGCGAAGGCATCGAGGACAACATCAACGAGCACTACGGCATCTACCCATGAGCTATATCATAACCCTCCCCAACGACGAACTGACGTCGCAAGAGCGCGCCCAACTCATTACGCGCGAACTCTACAACATCACCGCACCCGAAGCCCGTCAGCAACCATACAAAGCCGACGGCATCGTCTTCGGTGTCATCGCACACCCTGACAACCCCGAGCCGATTGTCACCCTCGACCCTGACACGGGCGAAGTCCTCGACATCACGACACCCGAAGGTGGTCAGTACGCCCTACAGGTAGACCTCGACTTCGTCATCTACTGCTCGCCCGAGGTGGACCTCACGCGCCTCGTGAGTGCCTTCCCCGAGGTGCCCGAAGCAGAGAAGGCAGCCCTCGCCGCCTTCATCGCCACCTCCGAGAAAATCACGTTCGGACAAATCATCCCGAGCACGGCCACCGTACGCTCATACGAATACATGGTAGAACACGGATGGTTCACACCTGAAGAATGAAGAACCTCCTCGTACTTCCACTCGTCATCGCGGGCCTCTGCCTCTTCGTCGTAGGGCCTCTCTTCGGTACCGTCTACCGCCTTGCCACCGACGCTCGTCCGTGGCCGTGGGTGTACGACATCTTCCGCGACCTCTCATTCATGGCCTCTATCATGGCCGCCTCGTTTCTCGATGCTACCCTCACCAAACCCAGCGGCTACCCTTTCGGGAGTCAGACCATCTCTGCCGTCCTCGGGGCCAACATGGTGAAGGGCACCCTCTCGCCGTTGGGTAAGAAGCTCCAAGAGCTCCTCGACTACATCGACCCCGACCACTGTCTCAAAGCATACCACAACATCCAAACCCCATAACTATGGAATTTTTGCAAACGCACTGGGCTGAAATCGCCCTCGCCGTCATCACCGCCGCAGGCACGATCACGGCACTCACCGAAAGCGAGAAGGACGACAACATCGTCGACCTCCTCGGGCGTATCCTCAACGCCGTCATCCTCGGCAAATCCAAGAAGCAATGAACTACTACCTCAACGGCACCTACACCGTACAGGCGAGCGACGGCTTCCAAGTGTTGCCCACAGGTTCGAGCTATATCGCTTCGGCCGCCGATGTCGACGTGCAGGTGACCATCGTACCGCCGGGCGATGAGTTCGCCGCACCTTTGGTTGCATTATCAGGTCCCTCGCAAATTCCCGGTATCTCCAACGGCCTTCCCACGCACACCGGAGCGGCTGTGGGTAGCTCTATTGCGGCCACGACCATCACGGGCGACGGGAGCGGAGCAACGTTTGCCTATGCCTTCGACGCGGGTGGCGTGTTAATCGTATTAACCTGCGACGGTGCCGGTACGGGATACAAGGAGGGCGACCTCTTGAGCATCACGACCGCCGAAGGCCACGTCATCAACTTCCGCCTCGTCAAAGGTTCCAACCGCGCCGAGGTGACGGTGGAGTTCGATGCGACACAGCCGTGTCAGTTTCTTCCATTTCCTGTGCGTGAAGTCAAGGTGCTGGGCACCACCGACCGCACCATCCTCTACGCTCGCGAGCACTCGTGAACCTCTTCGAGCAGATACTGAAGGAATTTGCGGAGGATGTCAACAACGCCGCGAAACGTACCCTCGGCTCCCGTAAGATTGGGAAGAACCGAAGCTACGGTGTCGCCTCACGCTCCCTTCAGAAATCTCTCACGTACACCATACGCGACGGCAAGGTCTCCTTCGGGAGTCCTCTGCCGTATGCGGCCTTCATCCATTGGGGTGTGAACGGAACCAACAAGAACCGCAACGCGCCCTTCTCGTACCGACAGAAGCAACCGCCGACCGATGCCATACGCAAGTGGATGAAGGTCAAACCCATCAGGGTGCGCGACAAGGACGGTCGCTTTGTCAAGGCCACGGAATCGCGGCTCCAGTCGGCGGCCTTCCTCATCGCCCGTAGCATCAAACGCAACGGCATCCACGGACTGCGATACTACGAGGTGGCCCTCGAAACCGTGGTGCCCCAATACAACAAGAAGCTCGGCGAAGCCTTGGCCCAAGAGTTCGTCAAGGACATGAAATTCAAGACAGGCAACATCACAATCCGTAGCAAATAATGCCCTCCTCTATCGACTCCGCTCCCGACCTCCTACGTCCCGCTGGGCAGCCGCTCATCTTCAAGTTCAGCACCTCGGCCACGGTGACCGCTGGCTTCCGCTTTGCCGTGCGTGTCTACGAAAGCAACGATGCCTCGACGGGGTCTGTCATCGGGACGTTCTATATCACACCCAACGCAAGCGACGAAGGATACTTCGACCTCTCCGATATTGCCGAGGGCCGCGTGGCCGCACCCAACACCTCCACGACTATCGGCACGGAAGAGGTGGTGCACACCAAAAGCCAGTCCCTCAACTACCCCAACCAGACGGCCCTGCGCAAGTACACCATCGGCGTGCAGGACTACACGGGAGGCACCTTGGGAAGCGACGATGCCACGGCCGCCGTCTACCTCCTTGGAGGGGCGCAGCAAATCTCGCAGGGACTGCACCCGAGCTTCACCACCTACTACCCCACCACGACCTCCACGAAGGGATGGCTCACCGACAGGCAGTCGGCCAACAAAGCCATCACCATGACGATGGCCGACGAAGACGAGGGGGTGGGTGTCATCTGCCACACGACCAACTTGGGCACGACAAGCGACTGGGCAGAGATTGAATTCAACCTCTACAAGAACGGGGTCGTCGTCCAGCAACGGACGTATGCGGTGACGGCCAAGACAGCTCTCGACGACAACTACTATATCTTCCCCATCGGCCCGGCCAACTTGCAGCCTGTCGTCTTTGTAGGGGCATGGGATGCCGACTGGGACCAGCTCCGCATCTACGGAACGGATGGGGGTTCACCGACGGCAGCCAAGCGTACCTCCACCCTCATCATCAACCGCGACTGCCGACCCATCAAGCACGATCCTGTCCAGCTCGCATGGGCCAACACGGTGGGGGGATGGGACTACCTACGCTTCGATGGCCGCAACCTCAAGACGCTGGCCACCGAAAGCAAGGACTACCGCAAGAGCGTGGGCTTCGACTTCAACGCATGGGACCGGCAGGCCACACCCTACCATAAGACGGGCAAGGAATCGTACCAGCTGCGCAACCAGCTCTTCACGGCCGACGAGCGCGACCTCTTGCAGTACGCATTCCGCTCGAAGAATGTCATGTTCCGCGTGGGGTCGGGCGACTGGCTTCCTTGCAACATCGTCACCAACACCTACCAGGTTATCCCTGCGGCGAGCAAGACGTTCGACGTATCGTTCCAAATTGAACTCGCACAAGACATCCGATGCTAAGGGTCTACCTCAATGGGTCGGAAGTCGACCTCTACCAAGACGAGAGCGTCAACCTCACGCTCCAGTTCGCCGACATCCAAAATATCAACGCGGCGGCGGGAAGCTATTCGCAGACGTTCCGTATCCCTGCCACGCAGAACAACCTCAACATCGTAGGTCAGGTGGCCTCCACCTCGGCGGTGGGTGTCAACCTCAAGACGCGTATCCCTGCCGAGCTCGTAGACAACACCATCCCCATCCTCCGTGGGTTCTGTCAGGTCAAGCAGGTATACCTCCAGAAGGAGAAATACGCCGACATCGAACTCGTATTCTTTGGTGGTGCCGTAGACCTCAAGACGGCCATCGGCGATGGGATGCTCTCCGACCTCGACCTCTCGGCCGCCGACCACGTGCTCGACCTTGGCAACATTCAGGACTCGTGGGGTAGCTCCAACCCGTACCCCTTTGACGGCACCATCCGTTACGGCCTCATCGACAAAGGCTTCAACTGGAGCTTTCCCGACAACCCGCCGTGGGATGCACAGGATGGACTATGGCAAGGCGAGCTCACGCCCTTCATCCAAGTCAAAGAACTCTTTGATACTATCATGGACGAGGCGGGCTTCACCTACGACTCGACGTTCTTCGATACGACGGGTGGGGGCAACTTCTCGGCCATGTACCTCCCTGCCTACAATGGCAACCAAACGTTGAGCAGTGTCGACTTCTTGGACAACACGGTGGCCGCAGGTATCACGGCCGACATCACGGGGGCACAGACGCTACGCAAGATGCTCCTCTACGATACCATCACGGGAGGAAAAGACCCCGAGGACAACTTCGTCAACAACGTCGGGGGAGGTGTAGGCCACCGTTATACGGCACCCTATACGGGCTATTACAGCGTCAAGGTCCACACGATACACGGCCGCGAAGGGTCGGGCACTGCGCACGTCAAAATCTACCTCTACAAAAACGGCTCGCTCCTCGAGACCTTGGTCGATGACCAACTCTATTACAACCAATATATCTTCCTCGACCACGTCTTCGACGGGTCAGGTATCGGAACGGGGTTGAGTGGGCCTGCCATCCTTCTTGAAAGCGGCGACTACCTCGAGGTATGGTACGAGACCTCGAGTGCATCGGCCCGCATCTGGGCGTTGTCTGCTGCGACGGGAACGGGCGGCATAGGCAATATGTGGACGACATCGTTCGAGGTCTTTGCTACGAGCCAAGCCTTGAGCGGCATCGACGTAGATATGGCCCTCAATATGCCCAAGATGAAACAGATTGATTTCGTCCTCGGCTTGCAGCGTATGTTCAACCTCGTCTTCGTCCCCGACAAGAACAAGCCCAACCACCTGCTCATCGAACCCTTCACCGACTACACCTCGACAGGTACGGCCAAGGACTGGAGCGACAAGGTGGACTACTCCAAGGACGTAACCATCCAGCCTACCACGGACCTCCAGAAGAAGGAGTACAAGTGGACGTACAAGGCAGGGACGGACTTCATCTCTGACACCATCCAAAAGTCCCTCGACAGGGTGTACGGCGAATACGAGGTGACGGATCCTGGCAACGACTTCGCGACGGGTGAGCAGACGGTGGAGACAACCTTCGGGCAGTACATGACTTCGGTCATTCCGGGTTCTTCTTTTGCCATTCACCGCAGCCTGCTATCTGACGGGACGGGAGTCAAAGACCCCCTTCCTATGATAGCGTACTGGCACGGCCTCTCGGAGAGGTTTGGCTACTGGTATACGCGAACGGACCTCGGTGTCACCACGGCAGCATCGGCGTACTTCCCTTCCTTCTCCAATTACTCGACGGACTACGCCGACATCGGAGACAAGGATTTGAACTATGGCATGGAGCAGTCGTTCATCCCCGTAGACCTTGCGCCGTGGCGCACCCTCTACTTCACCTACTGGGCGCAGTACGTCAAAGAACTCTACTCGGAAGAGGCCCGCATCATGAAGTGCACCATGAGGCTTTCCAAGGGCGACCTCGCGGCGTTTGAGTTCTCCGACCGCATCTATATCCGCGACTCGTATTGGAGGGTTCTAAAGCTCTCCTACGATGCCAACGTGGAGGGTGTGTGTCAGGTGGAACTCATCAAGGAACTGTCGGACGTGACCATCTGTGCCGACACGCCTACGGGATACGACGACCGCTACAACTTCATCCTCTTCAACTCTTCGACCTCGGGGTCTCCCGACTTCGGCTCGGAGGAGTGCTGCAAGCTGTACGGCTACGACTGGGTCACCATTCCCGTCGGGGTGCCCGGGGGTACCTCTCCGATGGGCATCTGCAAACCCAAGAACCAAACCACTCAACCATCATGAAAGACCCCAAGCATATCATGGGAGCTATAGACCTGCTCCAAGCGAACAAAGTCAAGAAGACCCTGCCGTGGTGGTTGGTGCCTTTGGACTATGCCCTCGCGGTGGCCTACCTCGCGGCGTTCTTTGGTGTGTGCGTGTTCCTCCTTAAATCCATTTTGTCATGGCTGTAAGCAAGCAGGAGGTCGTCCTGGAGTTCAACGCCAACACCTCGCAGGTAGAGAAAAGCGTCGCCTCGCTTGAAAAGAGCATGGACGGCGTAGCGGAATCGGCGCAAGAGGCTGCCGATGCTACAGGTGAGATAGGTACCGCCGCGCAAAAATCAGGCGGCCTGCTGAAGAAGGCAGGACAACTGGGAGCCGACGGGTTCAAACTCGTAGGTGCAGCCATTGCCGCTACAGGTTTGATTGGCTTGGTGACGAAAGTCCTCATGCCAATTATTGACGCGTTCCTCGAAAACAAGAAAGTCGCCGATACGCTCAAGGTCGCGATGGCAGGGGTGGGTGCTGTCATTGACACCATTGTAGACGTAGGGTTGAAGGTGGTCGATGTTCTCACGGATGCCTTCACCAATCCACAGGAAGCCCTTACCAGCTTCAAGGACGCGCTCAAGGAGAACATCACCAACCGCCTCGAAGGGTTGCTTGAATTGCTCCCGGCTTTGGGTGAAGCCATCGGCCTCATCTTCGAGGGTAAGTTCGGGCAGGCGGCAAAGACGGCAGGCGATGCCGTCGGCAAGGTGGCCCTCGGGGTCGAGAATGTGACGGACAAGATG